TTTGCAAATGTCAAAAGAAGATCCAACTACATTTATTGAGATTAAAATTAGAGATAGTGAACGTGTTGAAGATGTTAGTAATATTGTCACAAAATATGCTAATGAAGACGGGGTAGATATTAGTGGTGATACAGTTCAATTTTCTGTTGATCCAGGTACTCCGCTTGCTAAAGCTGTAAGTGCGCACGGTATTGATAAAATCGAAGCAGCATTGAAAAGAGATGTTGATAAGATTAGTGACAGTGTAGTGGTTGTTATGGCGCCGGATGAAGATTATGAACAAATAGATGATAATGAGGAAGAGGGGCCATCGATGGCTAATTACCCAGGCGGTGCACCGAGTTCATATGCAGCTAATGAAGAAGGCGGCGGGCTAACCACGCCTGAAGACGCTGAGGAGTATGATGGGGTAGATCTTGATCACTTCTTAACTAAAGAGCAGCCAGAAGATTATATCCCATCGACTGATTACGAGGATGTTTTAGATAGCCTTATTAAAAAAGATAAAGAAGAACATGCTAAGAAAAAATTAAATGGAGGTCATATTGATGATCTTCGCGCAGAAGATCCACCAGATCCATTTGGCGGTGGGTATGAAGATGAAGAAGAGTTTAGCTACAGCCCGATGCTTGACTCTTACAAGACAAGTACTGCAGATTATCTTACAGAGCAAGCAGCTTCAGATAAGCGTAATAAAAAGACTGAGGTTAACAATCAGTCTTTCAAAGAAAAGTACAAGCCTAAAACACACTGGCAGTTAGGAGAGCTCAGAAAGTACGGTCTTTAAGCGCACTCTTTGCAATTATTTTCTTCGTATAACTTATCCAACTTTTCTTGTTGGATATAAGTGATAGGGTCTTTTAAACCGGCATCTACAAATCCTTTCACTCTCATACTACTTGATGGTGTAGTAGCATCTGCTAGTTTATCTTTTCTGTCTGAATAACAAGTCCAAGTGTCTTTAAATTTAACACCAAGTCTAGCACCCTCTTTAATAATTTCAGCTTTTGACATTTCAAGTAACGGAGCTTCAATTACAACTCTACTTTCTCTATTAAGATCAGTTACATTATTAACTACATCTACAAACTCTTCACTACCATCCCAGTAACCAGCTAAGGAATCAACCTGAGCAGCGCCATACCAAACAGTATCAGCGCCAACACTTTCAGCATATGAAGAACAAATAGATAAAAACATTAAGTTTCGAAACGGTACATATGATACGGGTTGTGCATCACCAGCCATTTCACTAATATCCGGGTTATCGATATCTTTATTAGTTAAAGATGACGTAGGAGCAATATCCTTAATGTACTTTACATCTAAAATTTTATTTGTAACTGTTAAGTTAAACCAACCACTAAACAACTGGTTAAAGTTATCAATTTGTTTTTTAACGCATGCTAGTTCACGCTTATGTCTTTGACCGTAATCAAAGGTTAGTGTGTGTATTTCATCATAGCCCTGATCTTGTGCCATATACAATAGCACAGACGAGTCCATGCCGCCGCTAAGTGTTAGTACTAACTTTTTCATCAATTAACTCATCTAATCCAAGTTCATCAGGTGGTTCTTCTTCCTTATTACTGTAGGACCATTCATTTTTAATTCTCTCTTCTAGTTTTGGAAGTATAGTTTCTTCCCAAAGCTCTTCGTCTTTTCTCCAATTTTTATAATAGCCTAGCTTCTTACCATCTTCCAGCTGATATGTTGCTCCAGTCTGTACAACAGCACCGACACCCACAGCTAAGTCAACTAACCCATAGTAGCGATCGAGCCCGGTTGAGAATGACAGATAAATTTCACCTTCTAGATACTGCTTAATAAATCGATTCTTGCGAGTTAATGCTCGAATAATAATACCGGAGTATTTTTTCTGACCAACTGCTAATTCACCGTCAACAGTTTTTCCACCGTCTGATTTCATTGGTTTGCGCGCTAACTGAACTGTTACTGACGGTAGATACACACACGACTTACCTCCGGGCATGTTCTTTTCAATAGAAGGAAACAAAGCGGTAGGGTCATCATAGACATGATTAGTACAAAGAATGGTAGTTTGGGTTACTGACCCTAAATTAGTGCATGTTTGCATCAATGTTTTCATCGCGCGCGCTTTTGTACCCATATCAGATGAAGTACTGTCTTTACTCATACGAGAAAGTTCCAATTCGGACTGAAGATTAGCCAGTGAGTCAATAGCTACAATAAACTTACCCTCTAACCCCTTTTCTCTTACTGCCATGAGGAACTTATACAAAGAATTACGTGCTTGTTCAATGCTTGTACAAGGAACATATTTTACTTTACTAATATCTAGCCCAAGTCTTTCAGCACCTTCCGGGTCAATAGCATTCTCAGTGTCAAAAATAACAGGAGTGAGACCTTCTTCTTGAGCTTTAGCTAAAATTTTCTGCACAAACAATGACTTACCAGTCATTGATTCTCCAGCTAACATTGTCACTCTTCCTTTTGGAATTCCCCCATGAATAGAACCGGAAATAATAGCATTAAGCACATATGAGCCGGTATCAATCCACTCACCAACATGGCTAAGTGTGTTGTTATCGAGGTAAGTCGCGAAAGGGTTTACTTTATCAATAGCGTCTAATGCACTAGTAATATCTTTATCCATATATAAGATTATATCTTGATATAGATACTTTTCAACTGTCTTATTTACCGTATTGGGATGGTTTTACCCCTCTTTGTGCGCCCTTTATTTTTGCAAGGTTTTGAATGCCTTCTTCTTTACTAATCTTTCCGGATTTGATATCTTGCATAATTTGATCATAAGTTTCTCCAGCTTTAAAGTCTATTACATGCTGGCTCTGTTGACCCTGATCTTGAGCTACCATCTCAATTTCAATATCTTTAAATCCTTCATACTCTACGGGCTTTTCACCAGTTACAGCCATTAAAGTAATCGCAATGAATAAAATATATAACAAGCCTCTCTTACCAGCGCTTAATTTTTTGGCTAAAAACTGATCGATACCTTTCAGTGCTTCCCAGCCACCTTTCGCCATAGTGCCGAGGCCTTTCAAAAAACCTTCTTCTTGAATATCTCCGGAGACTTGAGTAATGTTTTGTAGAGACTTTATATCGTTATTTTGTACAGCTGTACCAATTTGACCGTATAATTGTGGATCTACCTGCTTAAGTTTCTGTAAGGCCTTTTGTACAAAAGGCGTAAGTGTTTCTGTTGTAAACTCACCAAACTTTTGCTTTAAAGTGTTAATAAAATTTTCATTTATAATATAACTTTCATCTAGTCGTAATAAAATACTATTAGCTGCTGTATCGAATCGATTCATATGATTATTTAATCGATACATAAAAAAAGCCCCTTTCGGGGCTTTTAAAAAGGTGGGTGAGAGGATTTTCTGGTTACCTCCAACTTTCGGCTAGGCAAGATGCAGTTTCATCTTTTAAACCTACTTGTGCCCCGCATTATACACTTAATAGTCAGTTGACCCTCCA